AAAGCACAAAATACCACCAATAAAATCATGTTGGGTACAGCAGGCACCGTATTGGCTGGTGTATTGACAGTTATTGTTACACTATTAATGTCTTAATAGTTCTTCGATAAATAACTATATGAACTTATACGAATTTACATCAGATACTCCTATAATCGAAGCCCAATTGGTATGGGCTCGTAAAGGTAAAAGTTTGACTAGAAAATTTAGATGTGCAGCAGGGCATCGTGATGGAAGAGTAGTAAGCAATCCAAGTCAATGCTTTAAACCAGTTGATATAAAAAAACGTATAACCCTCAGCAGAACTAAAGCAAGATTAGGTAAGCGTATGGCGAAAAAAGCACAACGTACTAAAAAATTCAATCCAGCAAGTAAAGCACTTAAAAGACTTAATAGGTAATAACAATGAAAATAAGAGATATAACTGAAAGGTATGGATTAGCAGACGAGCCCGGTCAGAATGTGTCACGAGCTTCAATTCGTAAAACAGATGCAACCGCTGTTAATCAAACAAAACGTGCTGTTAATCAACGAAAAAATGACAACGACGAGTTTGCTATTAGTCAAATGAACAGTATTAGAGATCAGAACCGCGATCAAAGAAGAATACCAACCGGCATTCCCAGTAGGCTTATGCAACCCCAACCACAGTCTCAGTCGCCACAAGGATTAAACCAATGAAGGCATTTATAACAAAAGGCGGAATAACTACATGGGTTAATAGTAGAGAATACACTTTCGTTAATGAAAAGTTTTCTGGTGTTGACCTGATAAACAAACAAGATTTAACAGAACGAGAAGATTACTTGGCAAAAACTCTTGTTACACGAGGAGTTCTAGATAAAGTAGTTGATCGTAAAGGCACTTACTATAAACTTAATATGAATAATTTCAATAGGTAATAAAATGGATTCACAAACACGAGCAATGCACGATATTTTGACAAAATTACAAACTGCTAATCCAAAATTAGTAGAAGCAAAATTTGACGAAACTGCAAAAGATTTAGCAGAAGCAGCAAAAACAGACATTGATTTGCATGTAGCTATGTCAAGTAAAATAAACGAATCTAGTGTTACTGTTCAAAATTATCGAATTGATATTGTAATCAATGAATTTGCCGGACGAGAAAAAAGATTTTATAATGTTGTAGAAGCAAATACCAACAAAATTATACATCGAGAACTTGCACTGTTTGAAACAGCAATGGGTATTGTCAAAAAATATATGACTGGCAAAAGCGGAATAAAAGAATTAGAAAACTTTGATACACAATATAGCAATGCATTGTATGAAGTATGGACACACAATGCAAGAGCACGAAAAGGTATCAACGAAGATGTTGCACTAGCAAAAGCAGATGCAGCAAAACGACGTGTACAAGAATCAAAACAAAAAATACTCAAAAGACTATAAATACATAAAACACTAGGGAATCGAACAATGTATTTAAATGATTTATCATCAGCGCATCACAATGTAGAAAAACTAAATCGAATTTTGGCTAGTACGTTTAATCATAACGTAGATCTATCCGAGATGAGTACGAATAGTTTAAATCGTATGTTACATGCAACAGAACAAAAATTACGCACTATTAAAGAAAGCGATCTTGCTTATTGGGAGAACCCCAACTATAATAAGCTTACACTTATTAAAGAGCAACTAACAACATATATCAACGAAGTTGCTCCAAGTAGAACAGATGGAAAAAAAATGAAAAAAAGAGTTAAAGAGTCGACAGAATTAGAAGCAGCAGAAGTACTACTTGCAGCACAAGAGCTAGTTGACAAACTTCAAGGAATGGTGGAAGATATTGCAGAAATGCAAGTGCAAGAGCTTATGCCGATTGTGGATGCAATGAAAGAACAAGTTGGTTTTGATGTTGCAGAACAATACAATTCTCAAGCAGATGCAGCATTAGGCAGTCTATTAGATCAAATTAAAACTGCTAAAGAGTCGCTAGAAAACGCAACACTACAGGCACAAGGAAAGCCAGTTAATGCCCCTTCAAATACTGATATGGGTGCGCCAGATGATTTAGAAATGGATTCTGACATGGATCTAGAAATGGGCGATGACTTTGGTGGCGACGATGCAGCGGCGGGCGATACTAACACAATCGGTAGAGAACTAAAATCAGAAAGTTTGGATCAAATGGAACAGAAAGCATTGTTTGATCTTCGTCTATTAGAAGCCAAGCGTAAAGTACTCGAAGCTAGCACCAACGGAAAAATTAGCACAAAGGCATTAAAAAAGATTATAAGCAGTTTGTAAAATGAGATTTCATGATTTAGTTGAAACCACAGTTCAAGATGACCTGGTCAATGATGTGGAAGAATTCGTTGTTCGAGCAAAAGCAAGAAACTTTAGCAAGATTAGTACTCCTACACTTCTTGCTAAACTAAAAGCATCTGGCTATACACTAAACATGGAAAGTTTATTAGATATTTTAAATAAAATAGAAATAGTAGGAAGTGTAAACCGTAACGAAATAACTTTAGATATAGCGATTCCCACTAATAAAGTTCAAAAAGACGATGATACAGTTTCTAAAATGGCTGCTAATCAAATCAAGAAAGGCATGAGATGACATATTCAATTAACAAAAATGAAGCGAGACTCATTGCTAGACAAGATTTAACAATCTTCCGTGAAATTAACTATCTAATGGAACAAGTAATCTCGGATAGTGGAAACGGCCTTTATCAAACAATAGTATCTGACAACACTACTATGACTACAAGTACACCAACAATTACTGTTACTGGAACAATTTCTAATCCTACAGTAACAAACGGCAATACATTTATAGTAAATGGAACAACTATAACATTAGGTACTAGCGGAACAAACTTGAATTCAGTTATTGCTGATATCAACGATGCTGCCGTCGGCGGAGTTACTGCTAGTAAAAACTCGGATAATAAATTAGTAATTACTTATGAAGCACCTGCAGCCACTACTTGGAGTTTAGCAGTTGGCGCAGGTACTGCTAACACCGAATTAGGGTTTACCAATAATACTAATACTACAGCTGATATTCCTGCTAGTGTCAATTATTGGGGTGTTTGGCAAGGTCTAGAAACAGATCGTAGTCGTGCAGATCAAATGAATCAAGTAGTCGATTATTTTACAACCCTAGGATATACTATCGAACGTCAAACAAACACAAGCACTAACAAGACGTTTAGTTGGATAATATCCTATTGACATTTAGATTACAATATTATATTGTAACAGTATGTTAACTATCAATTCACCATATCCATATCAAGAACTCAGACGTAAATCAATAAATGGACAACGTCTTTATGAAAACCCCTGGGGCGATCCTGTCCCCAGTGTAACAACTATTCTTGACAAAACCAAGCCACGAGAAAAACGTGAAGCACTCAACAATTGGCGAAAGCGTGTTGGAGAAGCTGAAGCTCAAATTATCACTTCTGAAGCAGCAAACGTTGGCACACAGATGCACAACATGCTTGAAGCGTGGGTTAAAAACGAAGAGTATGCGGGCGAAAGTACAATACAAAGCCGAATGATGGCTGATACAGTAAAACAAAATGTAGAGCCATACTTAGATGAGGTTTGGGGCAGCGAAGTAAACTTGTGCTATCCAGGCTTGTATGCAGGCACAACTGACTTAGTTGGTGTGTACAAAGGCAAGCCAACAATTATGGATTTTAAGCAGACGAATAAGCCTAAAAAGCGTGAATGGATTGATGATTACTTTATGCAAGGTGCTGCATATGGTATGGCACATAACGAACTGTATGGCACCGAGATTGAAAACATTGCCATCTTTATGTGCAGTCGAGAATGTGAGTGGCAATTGTTTGAAGTAGAGGCAAAAGAGTTTAAGGAATGGGAAGAAAAATGGGCGTTAAGAGTTGCTGAGTTCTATAATCTCAACTAAATACGTTATAGAGGAAATAATATGGCAGATACAAGAATTAGTAAAATTAAAATACGTAGCGGAAACTTAGCAGACTTACCTTTGCTAGACACCGCAGAGCTAGGATATGCTAAAGATGCCAGACGATTGTTTATTGGTAACGATTTACAAACTGCAGGCACAGGTGATGGCTCAGCAACTGTTTTTTCAATAAGCACTGATGTGATCAATCCTGTGTTGCTCAAGGTTTTTATTGATGGTGTTGAGGTCAATGTTTCCAATTATAGTATCACAACAACTTCTTTAACATTTAGTTCACCGCCTGCAAACGGCGCTATTATCACTTATAAGTACCTAAGTGAAATTACTATAAACAGACTATCATCTGATATCATTGCATCTTCATATACACTTTCGTCTGGCGGTACTAATGCTGAAACTGGGTTTCAAGTAAATACAGTTAATTATGATACAGTAGTAATGGATTACACACTCAATACTAGCAACGGATTAAGAGTTGGACAATTAAGGTTTGTAACAGATGTTGGTGCAAGTACCACAGCAATTGACGATAATTATACAGAAACTTCTCCTGTGAATATTACCTTCAGTGTAGATATTTCTTCACCTAACACAATGAAACTACTTTATACAGATAACGATAACGCAACAGCAAAATTTAAATTTACGTATCAGCTTTGGAACAGTCAGTAATTAATAACATTTGGTTCGAGTCTCCGGATTCTAGACTATCGGAATGGAGACATTTTAGGAACAACTTAGAGACCGACGATCTTGAAGATACTTGTCGGCAAGTAATTGATTGGTGGAAAAAAGCACCATTAACAAGTATAGCAATAGATCCGGTAGACAGTTCTTTTTGGCCCACACCATGGGAAATGCTGCACAGAAATGATTACTGTGATAATAGTATCGCACTCGGAATGGCATACACAATATATTATGCAGATCCGTCTGTAGAATGCGAATTGCTATACGTTATTGATAAAGACGAATCTGTACAAAAATTATGTGCACTAATAGGGGAAAAGTACTTGCTTAACTTCAAATATAATACGATAAGTACTTTTCCGAGACCTAACTTAGAAGTCATATTTAGACAAAAAATTAACGAATTATCATAATACACGAGCACTGTATATTTTTTGTATAGTGTTCTTTTATATTTTTTAAGGAAGCAGACACATGAACAATATTCAAGTAACAAAAAGAGACGGAACGAAAGAAGACATCGACCTTGATAAACTACACAAGGTCGTTTTTTATGCGTGTGAAGGCGTAAACGGAGTTAGTCCTAGTCAAGTAGAAATGAAAAGCAATCTTCATTTTTACAATGGTATTACTAGCAACGATATTCAAGAAACACTTATTAAAAGTGCAAGTGAACTTATTAGTGAAGAAACTCCGAACTATCAATGGGTAGCTGGTAGATTAATTGTATATCATTTACGCAAGCAAGTTTATAATAGCTTCACTCCATGGCCGTTACTAGATATTGTTAAAAAGAATGTCGAAGATGGATGGTATGATCGCAGTCTGCTAGAATCATACACTGAAGAAGAATGGGCAGAACTAGATGCCTATATTAAACACGACAGAGACGAAAATTTTACATACGCTGCAATGGAGCAGTGGCGTGGTAAGTATCTAGTGCAAAATCGTGTTACAAACGAAATTAAAGAGACACCACAAGTTGCATATATGCTCATTGCTGCAACATTATTTGCTACATATGCAAAAAATGAACGTCTCCGTTGGGTAAAGGAATACTATGATGCTGTTAGCAATTTTGACATTAGTCTTCCTACTCCTGTTATGGCCGGAGTTCGTACTCCTCAGCGTCAGTTTAGCAGTTGCGTTCTTATTGAAACTGGCGATAGTCTTGATAGTATTAACGCTACTACTAGTAGCATTGTAAAGTATGTAAGTCAAAAAGCAGGTATTGGAATTGGCGCAGGTGCAATCCGTGCAATTGGTTCTCCTATACGTAACGGTGATGCGTATCATACAGGTGTAATTCCGTTTTATAAAATGTTTCAAGCAGCAACTCGTAGCTGTTCGCAAGGCGGTGTACGCAACGGTGCTGCAACACTTTACTATCCCATTTGGCATCTTGAAGTAGAGGATTTACTTGTTCTTAAAAACAATAAAGGCGTCGAAGATAATCGTGTTCGTCATATGGATTACGGTGTACAGTTTAACAAGTTAATGTACGAACGACTAATTCAAGGCGGTGATATTACATTATTTTCCCCAAGCGATGTTCCTGGGCTTTACGAAACATTCTTTTCAGATCAAGACAAATTTAGAGAACTATATGAACGTGCAGAGCGTAACACACGACTACGTAAGAAAACAATTAAAGCAATTGACTTGTTTAGCGCATTTATGGGCGAACGCAAAGATACTGGACGCATTTATCTAATGAACGTTGACCATGCAAATACTCACAGTAGTTTCAAAGAAGATGTAGCACCTGTTCGCCAGAGTAATCTTTGCTGTGAAATCGACTTGCCAACAAAGCCGTTAAACGACTTTAACGATCCAGAAGGTGAAATTGCACTATGTACACTAAGTGCTATTAACTGGGGAAATGTTCGTAAGACAAGCGATTTCGAACGCATTTGTCGACTAGCAGTACGTGGGCTTGATGCCCTACTAAGTTATCAAAACTATCCAGTGATTGCAGCAGAAATGGCCACGATGGGTCGCCGTCCACTTGGCATTGGTATTATCAACTTAGCATACTGGATGGCTAAAAATGGAATGACATATAGTCAACCAAATTTAGAAATGATCGACGAGTATGCAGAAGCATGGAGTTACTACTTGATTAAAGCAAGTGCAGACCTTGCAGCAGAGCACGGTGCATGTCTCTGGAATGAACAAACAAAGTACAGTGATGGTGTACTACCAATTGACACATACAAGCGTGATGTCGATGAACTAATAGCACCAAAAGAACGTATGCCATGGAACGAGCTACGCAAGCAATTGCGCGAAACTGGTATTCGTAACAGTACACTAATGGCACTAATGCCAGCAGAAACTAGCGCACAAATTTCAAATGCCACAAACGGTATTGAACCACCACGCAGTCTTGTTAGTGTTAAGCAAAGCAAGCACGGTGTTTTAAAACAAGTTGTGCCAGGTATTCATAAACTAAAAAACAAGTACGAACTACTATGGGAACAGCGTAGCCCAGAAGGTTACCTAAAAATTATGGCTGTGCTACAAAAATACATTGACCAAGGTATTAGTGTAAACACCAGTTACAACCCTGTGTTCTATGACGATGAAAAGATTCCGATGAGTAATATGCTACAGCACTTGATGATGTTTTACAAATACGGTGGTAAGCAATTGTATTACTTTAACACAAATGACGGCGCAGGCGAAATCGACATTGACAAAATGTTAGAACCTGCTAAAGTAGAAGAAATCGAAACTAACGGCTACGAAGAAGAAGCTTGTGAAAGTTGTGTTATCTAAAAGGAAAAATAAATGAGTTCAGTTTTTGATGTAAACAATAGAAGTGATCACACTAAGAATCTTGCGTTTCTGGATCCTTCGGGTGGGGTTACTATACAAAGATATGACGCAATGAAGTATCCGAGTTTTGATAAATTTACCGATAAACAATTGGGGTTCTTTTGGCGTCCCGAAGAAGTAGATACTTATCGAGACGGTAAGGATTTTAAAAATTTAACTCCGCATGAGCAACATATTTTTACATCAAATCTTAAACGTCAAATTCTACTAGACAGTGTGCAAGGCCGAGCGCCTGCTGAAAGCTTTGGATCTATTGTAAGTTTGCCAGAACTAGAGAACTGGATTATTACATGGACATTTAGCGAGACTATTCACAGTCGTAGTTATACTCATATCATTCGTAATGTATATAGTAACCCTAGCATTATTTTTGATGAGCTAATGGACATTCCTGAAATTTTAGAATGTGCAGGAGACATTTCAAAATATTATGATGACCTAATAGAGGGTGCTATGTACTACAATCTCCTAGGAGAAGGCACACACACTGTCAACGGTAAAAAAGTAGTCGTCGATCTTCGGGAACTTAAAAAGAAACTGTGGCTTGCTATTATGAGTGTTAACATCTTAGAAGGTGTTCGTTTCTATGTTAGCTTTGCTTGCTCATGGGCATTTGCAGAACTTAAGAAGATGGAAGGTAATGCTAAGATCATTAAGTTTATTGCTCGAGATGAAAATTTGCACCTAGGTAGTACACAGCTATTACTTAAAACACTTAAAAAAGATGATCCTGTGTTTGCAGACATCGCAAAAGAAACAGAAGAAGAATGCATCAAAATGTTTACCGATGCCGTGGAACAAGAAAAAGCATGGGCAGATTATTTGTTCAAAGACGGCAGTATGCTTGGTCTTAACAAACAACTACTTAGCGACTATATCGAACACATTGCAATGAAGCGTATGCAAAATGCAGGACTTCCGAAAATTTATAATCAAGCAAGCAATCCTTTGCCATGGACGCAAAAGTGGATCGCTGGTTCTGATGTACAAGTTGCACCGCAAGAAACAGAAATTACTAGTTACGTTAATGGCGGTACAAAACAAGACGTAACAGAAGACACATTTAAGGGATTTAGTCTATGATTACACTATACAGTAAACCAAACTGCCCGTACTGTACAATGGCAAAACAATACTTGGAAAAACACGAGTTTGAATTCGAAACAATTGACATTACAGAAAACGCAGAAGCACGAAAATTTCTACTAGAAGAAGGTCACCGTACCATGCCCCAAATTTATCATAACGGAAAATTGTTAGTAGAAGGCGGCGGCCAGGCGTTAACACGTCTACAACCAGACACTGTGCGTGAACTTATCGGAGATATTAAGTTGGATGTCGGCGACTTCAAACTATAGAAACCGAACTCCAAACGGGAAACATAGTATGATGTTTCTTCAAGAAAGCGGATTCGACGCCAAATACATTCTAGATATAGGTGTTGCTACAGGTACACCTTGGATTAGTGATATATTTCCTTCTGCAACATACATATTAATTGAACCAGATTTAAAATACAATGAAACTATTCAACGTAACTACGAAAATTTAAACTATGAGTTAATCAATATTGCACTAGGCTCTACTAGTAGTGAAGCAGACATTAAAATTGTCAAAAGTGAAATAGCGGAGTCTGGTGAATATCTAAACGGACATACCGAATATATATTTGCTTCTGTTGTAGCACTAGATGATTTAAAACTTGCACCATCTGGTCATAGTATAATTAAAATAGACGTCGATGGGTATGATATTGATGTATTACACGGTGGCAAAAATACTATTCCAAAATTTGATGTTTTGATAATAGAATCTAAATTAAAAGACATACACAAAACAATAAGCACAGTGCCCGATTGTTTTGAACTTTGGGATATTGTAAATTTAAGTTATGGATATGGACACTTAGGAGAAGTTGATTTAGTTTTTAAACACAATCAACTTGAACTAGAACAGCCAGAAGGATTTATAAAAAATCAACCATTTAGGCAAGGCGCCGAAATATTATAAAGGAGATATTAGTTAATGTTGGTGATTTCAAACTACAAAAAAGGTGATGTAATTACAATTAAACTCAGCACAGGAGAAGAACTTGTTGCTCGATTTGATGTGGACACCGGAAGTGAGTTAAAGGTAGTCAAACCTACTGTACTTACACTTAATCCTCAAAATGGCGGAGTAATGCTTATTCCGTGGTTAATGAGTATAGATGCACATAGCAGTGATCCTGTGGTCATCAATAAAAGTCAAGTAGTAGCCGTCAGTAAACCTATTAAAAAATTATCAGATAGTTATTTGGAATCAACAACTGGTTTAGCTAAAGCATCTTCATCACTAGTGCTATAAATATACGTATGGCAGGATTTATACATCGACATGGCGATAGCAGGATATGTGGAGCAACAACACGATCTAGCAGCCCAAATGTCAGAATAAACGGAAGATTTGTTGCACTAAACGGTGATACTAACAGTCACGGCGGCGGTGCATTACGTGCCACAGTAACAGTCGGTAAAGTTAGAGCCAACAGCAAGCCAGTTATTATTGTTAACGATCCTGCCTCGCCAGACGGTTTATGTCCTGTAGTAGGTGCTCCTCATTGTAATCCTAAGGCAACAGGGCACAGTCCTAATGTAAGAGCAGGAGGCGGATAATGGCAGATTTTACAGACTTTCGAGCTGGTTTAGAAAACGCAAATGACTATTTAGATGCAAGACATCACTTGAGTGGCACTACTGCACTAGGAAGTGACGCACTTCGTGTTGTAAGCAAAGCAGAATACAGTTTCACACTGAGAGAATTATTATGTGGTGTTCTAAGCGGTAACGGATTCAAACTACCTAACCTTCAAATTTGCTTACACGCCAATATTGCTGCTTTGTTAGGCCTTCCTAATTTACAAGCTGAATTATACAGTGCTCTAAATAAACTACAAAATGCTGTTGAGCGTTTTATGGACCATACTAAAATTGACAATATATTAGGTAGACTAAATTCAGTTTTAGCAGAAGCACAACAGTTAGCAAACTTGATTAATTTTTGTAGTGCTCCGATTGATCCTATAGCCATTCCTAATCTATTAGAACGAGCATTTGGAAGTTTTTTAGGTGCAGGAAAAGCAATAGTAGACAGCATAGGATCAATGGCACCTGAAAATGTTTGTGCTTGTATCGGCACAGGCGGGTTTAATACCAATGTCTTTAATGGCGGAATACTAGGACAAATTAGTAACAATTTCGATGCTATTGCATCTGGGCTTGCGCCTAGATCAATTATTGACAGTATTAAAAACGACGTCGAAACAGCCGTTGGTGCTATTACTAATATTATCAATTTTGAAAATAATATCTCTGGAAGTTACTCAAATGGCGGAAGTCAATTTGGTTTGCCAG